GCAAATGACTGAGCAAGAGCGGTTTGAATCGTGGGCCGCCGAGCAGGAAGGCTACGGCACGGCGGGGAACTCGCCGGATTGGTCTTTAGGTGCGGTGCAGACGGAAGACACCGAATCCGTCATCGATGCCTTCTATCGCTCAGGGGGAAAGAGTGAATGAGCTTCACCTTTTTGCCGGGGCGGGAGGCGGAATCCTCGCCGGCCGATTGCTCGGGCACCGCTGCATTGGAGCCGTCGAGTTCAACCCGAAGCGCCGAGCCATGCTCGCGCAGCGCCAGCGAGACGGCGCGCTCCCCTACTTCCCCATATGGGGGGACGTTCACACCTTCGACGGACTGCCCTTCAGAGGACGGGTTGATGTCGTGGCTGGCGGCTTTCCCTGTCAGGCATATTCCTCGGCGGCTCGAGGCCGCAACGTCGCGGATGACCTCTGGCCGGAAATGCGGCGAATCGTGGCAGAGATCGCTCCCAGGTACGTTTTTGCCGAGAACACCCAACGACGCGCAGTCGACCGCGCAGCAGACGATCTCGACGCGATGGGTTACCGCACCCGCTGCGTTCCGCTTTCCGCGTCAGACGTGGGTGGCGATCACATTCGGAAACGGTATTGGCTTCTTGCACACGCCGACGACAACCGCGAACTATGCCTGCAAGTCGATGCAGAAGTGGCCAAATTGCCGGGAGTTCGTCCGCGTGTTTGGGACGCCGAGCCCGACGAATCACGAATGGCTGATGGGCTGGCCTCTCGGATGGACCGACTTGAGGCCACTGGAGACGGGCAGGTTCCAGCAGTGGCTGCAACAGCATGGCAAATTCTGAAAGGCACCTCATGACCGCAGACAGCGCAGAGCGCGAAGCAGTCGAACTACTGCACGAATGGATGGACGCGGCCGGCGTAATGTTCGATGGCATCGGCGATTGCCTCACGAGCGAGCCAGTCCGCCGCGAAGACCTCCTGCAACTGATCCGAGCCGCCCGCCAGCAAGCCAGCACCGAGGCCGCGCAGGGGTGGCACGAAGCGACGGCTAGAGAAACGTGCGCCCTGCTGGACGCGCCTTTCCTCTGCACCTTTCCGGCTTGCGGCGAATCGTGCGACGACTGCAATTCGGCACTCAGCCCGCAGCAGCAGCGGGACTATGCGATCCGCTACACCTATCTTCGGAATCGCCCGGTGGAGAGCATCGACTTGAAAGATGGCGGCGTCTTCGCCGGCCAAGTGCCTCAAAACGTCGTACTGAATGGCAGAGACCTTGACCTTGCAATTGATGCCGCGATGCCCGCCGCTCCACAGATCAAGGGAGCCGACCATGAGTGACTTGCCAGAACTGCCGGAGCCTGCATATCCGCCATGCAAGAGCATTTGCTTTGCTGGGCCGGATGCACCAGAGGCTCTATACACCGCCGACCAACTCACCGCCTACGCCAAGCAGGTGCGCGAGCAGGCGCTGGAGGCTGTCCTCGCGATCATCGAGCGCGAAAAGGAGGCGCACAGGATGTTCAGGAACCACCAAGCGTCACTCGTGCTCGCCAACTTGGCTGTCGATGTGCGCGCCCTCACGGAGAAGCAATGACCCACGAAGAGATCAGGAAGGCGCTGGCCGACTACAAGGCCGCGCTTGAGAAGCCGATCTCGATTGCCGAGAGTCGCGCGCTGATAGCTCAGTTCAAGGCCGTCATGACCCCTTACTTCGCCGATGGCCTCCTCGCCGACCGAGACCGCCTCGCTGCGGAGGTGGAGATGAAAGCCGAGGAACTTCAATCCGTCTTGGACGACTGGAATGCACTGGTGAAAGCCACCGGCTCCATTACCAATGGCGGCGCAGTTGGGTGCGCATTGGCGTTGCGCAAGGATGCTGCGCGGTATCGCTGGCTTCGCGCATGCAAGGAAGAATGGTCGAACCTGAGCGTATTGGACAGTCGAGGAGATGTGATCGCCGAATCGCTCGACGCTGCAATTGATGCCGCCCTGGGTGGCTCTGATGTTGGGGCGCCGGATGCGTGAAGTCGCCGCCCTCTTCGTCCGCCAGGACTCTTGCTACAAGGCCATGCCAGGCGTAGACGCCTACGACATCGACCGCGATGCCCGGCTGTGGCCCGGCTGTGGCCCGGCTGTGGCGCATCCACCCTGCCGAACCTGGGGACGCCTGCGCCAGTTCGCCAAGCCCCGCGACGACGAGAAAGCGCTCGGTCCCTGGGCTGTTGAGCAGGTTCGCCGCTTCGGTGGCGTGCTGGAGCACCCAGCGGAATCGACCCTATTCGCGCATTGCCGCATGCCGCGGCCCGGACAGTTCCCTGACGAGTTCGGCGGCTACACCATCCAGGTCGACCAGTTCCACTTCGGCCACCGCGCCGAGAAGGCGACATGGCTCTACATCGTTGGCGTTGAGCCGGATGATCTGCCGCCTATCCCGGTGCGCCAGGGAAGCCCTACGCACTGCGTCAGGCCGACCAAGAACTATCCCCGCCTGCCAAGCATCACGAAGCCCGAGCGGGAGCATACGCCCGAACCACTCGCCCATTGGCTTGTCCAGGTCGCGCGAATGAGCCAAGTCACCCAACTGGAGATCGCCGCATGACCACCACCCAGGCAGAGGAGCGAGAGCTTCTTCCGTGCCCGTTTTGCGGCGGAGATGCGCAAACGGACTTCATCGAGCACATATTCTCGTATTTGATCGAATGCTATGTGTGCGATGCACAGGGCCCCATCTGCGAGACGAAAGAGGAAGCCATCGCCGCATGGAACACCCGCGCAGCCGCTTCCATAGGAGATCAACAAAAATGAAACTCTGGATCGACACCGAATTCAACGAGTTCCGCGGCGACCTGATCTCGCTGGCGCTGGTCGATGAAACCGGCCGCGAGTTCTACGAGGTGCTGCCTTGCGCGAAGCCCGGCAACTGGGTTGCGGCGAACGTCATGCCCATCCTGAACAAGCCGCCGATTTCCCCGGGTGAGATGCAACGCAGGCTTCAGAACTGGCTCATGTGGTACGACAGCGTGCACGTCATCGCCGACTGGCCCGAGGACATCGAGCACTTCTGCCGCGTCCTGATCGCCGGCCCCGGCCTGCGCATCAACACGCCGCCGCTCACGATGGAGGTGCGCCGCGACCTCAGCGGCCAATCTCAACTGCCGCACAACGCGCTCGCCGACGCCAAGGCAAACCGGCTCGCGTACATGGAGTTGCCCACCCCCGCAACCACCACGAGCTCTTCGGGAGGGGAGAAGAATGGGTAGTTTCATCCTGTCCAAGGAAGAGCTCCAGGCGATCACAGGCTATAAGCCAGCCGCCAAGCAACTCGAGGCCCTGCACCGGGCCGGGTTCTACCGTGCCCGCCTCTCCCCTACCGGTTCAGTGATTCTGGAGCGGGCACATTACGATGCAGTCTGCGCCGGCACCAGCCAGCCACAGCGCCCGAAGATCACACCACCAAGGGACAGACGCCATGCCACGCGACTTGCCACCCAGGGTATTTGAGAAGTCCGGCAGCTACTACCACGTCCGCGCCGAGGGCTCGCGCCGGGTCTGGACGCGGCTGTGCCGGGTGCGCGAGGGGTTGCCAGCCATGTACCGCGCACTGGCCGAGATGGAGGCCGTCAAGGGGCTGGACGACACCATGCCGAAGCTGATCGCGGATTGGACGGAGCAAGTCTCGGCCCAACGGTCGAAGAAGACGCAGGACAACGACGCCTATCGGACGCGCACCATCGCCGAGTCGTTCGCCAAGTTCCGGGCCGGCGACGTGCAGCCCCCGGACGTGTCCGAGTTCCTGCGCTACTACCGGGACCGGCCGCGCACGCATAACGCCTATCGGACCACCCTGCGCGACCTGATGCGCTTCGCGGAGGAAAAGGGGTTTCGGCCGCCCGGCACCAACCCAGTGGACGCGATCAAGCCCATGCAGACCAGGGCGCGCACCCGCTACCTGACGGACAGCGAGGTCCGCAGGATCAAGGTCGGGGCGATGTACGGCGGGAAAGGCGAGCGTGAGAACACCAAGAACCGCTCAGGCCCGGTGCTGTGCGCCCTGATCGACATGGCCTATCTGACTGGCCAGCGTATCGGGGATCTGCTTGCATTGCAGTGGGCGAGCATCGACCAGCACGGGATCACATTCGAGCCGTCCAAGGTCAAGGACCGAACCCACGTCCGCATCGTGATCGAGTGGACGCCGAAGCTGCGCGCCCTGGTGGACCGGATCAAGGCGCTCAAGAAGCGCAACATCCGGTTCGTCTTCACGACGCAGGACGGCCAGCCCTACACCTACTCCGGAGCATCCAGTGCTTGGAAACGGGCGGTGCAACGCGCCAAGGTCAAGGATGTCCACTTCCACGATCTGCGGGCGAAGGCGTTGACGGACAAGGATCGAGCCGAAGGGATGGATGCGGCGCGCACAATGGGAGGCCACAGCACGCAGGATCAAACGGCCGACTATGTGCGCCACCGGACGGCCAAGAAGACCGCCGCAACACGGTGAAAATCCTTCTAACGGAAAATTGGCGTCGCAGGGGAAAACAGGCAATGCAGGCCTGTCGCCGTTAGAAGAAACAGCGCCTAAGCTGTTGATTTCATTGATTTGTCGTGCTGCTTTGGGAGCAGAGGGTCGCGAGTTCGAATCCCGCCGCCCCGACCAAAAATGCTAGCGGCGACAATGGCTTAGGCTGTTGTCGCCGTTTTGCTTTTCTGGCGCCCATTTCTAACAAATCGGCTTTCTTCTAACCGGGCGCCGTCAATCCCAGTGGCTCGCGCCACCGATCCGCACACCCAGATAGAGCGCCCACGCGCGCCAGGCGGGCACCCCTTCGGCAAGGGCTGCTTCCTTCAGGAGCATGTCGGCGGTTTCCCGATCTGGCACGGGGCGCTTTCCCCGAACGGCGGTGTATAGCCAGTCATGGAGGGCCGCCGGCATCGAGGCAGTGTCCCCGCACAGCAGGAAAGCAATCGGTACGCGTGGGACCGAGGCGAAATCAGTGCGGAAACCAGACGGCACGATATACACGTCGCCCGTGAGATCGCTCTGGTAGATCAGCGGCGAGGTGAGTTGCCACTCGCCCCGCCCTTCGTTCGCCGTATCGCTGATCTGCTCGACTCGCAGACCGCTGAGGAACTTGCTCACGATCCAGCCTTCGGAGCAGCCGCCTGCATCTGCGTGATCGCCTGCTGAATCAGCGGCGCGCCGAGCTGCAGGGCAAGCAGGATCGCGGGCTGGTTCGGAATCTCTGGGTTGGCCAGGAGGACGACGATCGCGGCCTGGACGACTTGCGTGTTCAGGGTCTGCAGGTTCTCGATCGTCACGCCGGTCCCCGCGGCACAGATCCCCTGATTGATCGAAAGGAAGGTCTTGAACTGGGCTTGCAGTTCCGGCCTCACGGTCGGCGACGTGGACAGAACCTGAAGGTCCGCGTTCACGGTCGGGCAGAAGCTGGTGATGATCTGCTGGATTTGCGCCGGGCTTTGCGGAGCGAGGCCACCGGTAGCGGTGCAGGCAGACAGGACGAGCGCGGCGATGATGAGGATGATGCGTTTCATGATGGGCTTTCAGTAGTGGCAACGGACGGTGACGGCGGCGCCGTCGAAGAGGATCGGCACGCCATCGAGAGGCGCGGTTTGCCAGGTGACGGCGAGGGGAACGACGAGCGGCTTGCAGCTCTCAGGCGCCTCGATCGCAAGGAATGCGACGAGGGCCAGCACGAAGATCACGGCGCGTCCTTGGGGGGCGCGGCAGGCGGCGCGGGCGGGTTCGCCTCGTTCGGGTACTGCATGTCGCGCAGCGCCAGGCCGATCGTGCCGGTGACCATGGAGATGTTCAGGGCGAGGAAGCCGCCCATCTGCGAGCGGTCGACGAAGTATGCGATCAGACCGTAGGCGCAATAGCCGACGACGCCCATGGCGATGAGGACGGGAAGCTTTACCTTGTTCATGAGTGCTCCAGTGGTTAGGATTCGGCGAGCGGCCGGTGCACGACCTTTGCGCGCCACTCGTGCGCGTCGGTCTCGACATCGACGTTCCAGCTCTTGAAATTGCCCAGGTGGCCCACGAAGAGGTGGCAGTTCACGCCGCCTTTGTTCGCCTCACACAGCGTGATTAGGTTCGATGGCTCAAGCTCCAGCTGCGGGTGCAGATGGAAGGGCTTGCGATGGTGGACCTCGAGTTTCTCGGTCCCCGCGCAGACCTCGCATGCCGGGTGGAGCTCGAGGTGCTGCTTGCGCACCGTGGGCCAGTGCGGAGAGCGCGCGGTGCCGAGCGGGTGCTTGCCCTGCGCGGCGTCGATCAGGTGTTTGATGATGGGCATAAAAAAACCCGCCGAAGCGGGTTCCTGTGGTTGGTGGTTGGAGGGTCTAGCGGCGCGGCCAAGGGCAGGCGTTGGCGCTGTGGCCGGCCCGACCGCAAAAGCAGCAGTAGCGCGAGGTCATGGCTGGCCCGTGAGGAACAGGCAGCGCTCTTGCGTACGGCGGCGCTTCAGGCCGTTCTCGACGTTGCTGCCCGGGCTGATCCAGGCAAGGAAGGCATCGGCCGCACCGTCGTAGTCGCCCGCGTTGAGCTTGCGCAGCAGGGTTGAGGGCTTGCCGTTCCGGAGGATGATGATTCCGTCCTTCTCGCTGGAGCCGATGCCGACGTTGTAGATGATGCTGACCATCGCATCGAACTGGCCTTGCGTCAGCGGAACCTTCACGTCCTTGGTCACGATCGCCTCGCGCAGGGCGATGTCCAGCGAGAGGCGTCTGTCGGCCTGTGTCTGCGTCCAGACCGTGCCGGGGCCGATGTCATCGCCTGTTGCGCCCCACCCTACCGTCCATGGTGCCGCGCCGGTCTTCGGGTCGGGGTAGGCCTTGAGCTTGCATGTCTCGAAGCTCTTGATCAGCGCGAGGCCGATGAGCGACGTCTTCATGGCTTGTCCGCCTTCTTGTCGAGCTTGTCGAGCATCTGGTCCATCTTGGCGTCCAGCCTCTCGAACATCCGCTCCATGACGCCGATTTGCGCGTACTTGGCCGGGATCTCCTCGCGCATCTTGGAGGCCTCTGCTTCCACAACCTTGAGGTCGTGGCGTAGCTCCTTCATGTCCGCGAGGATCTGTCGATAGAGCCAACCCAGGATGGCGGCGCCAGCGCTGAGGAGGGCCAGAAAAACTTGGGTGACGTCGATGTTCATGTTGGTGTTTTCTTTAGAACTCAGCTTTCCATCGCCCAGAAAAAGAAAACCCGCCGAAGCGGGGTTGCGCGGGCGGGTGTCGATGGGGGCTACTTGACGATGATGTGGCACGCCACGCCGTCGTGGCTCGTGGTGGCAACGCCTGTTGCGGTGGTCCCGGCAAATGCTGCTGTCGTCGACAGTGCTGTCCACGATGCAGCCATGCCGCACGAACCAACGCCGCTGACGTTGTAGGTAATGAGCTGCGTGTACCCTGGCGCGCCCGTGAACGCCCCCTGCCCGGACACGAACAGCATCAGAGATAGAGTGTCTGCCACGGATGGCGTAAGGGTCGGCGTCGTAAAGGTCGAGTTGACCGTGTAGAAGGACGAGAGCGATGACTGATCGATCGCAGGCGTCCCCGAGGACCGATGCACCGCGATCAGCGTGGCGTACTCCGTGCCCGGCAGCGTGAAACTCGTGTCGCCGGCTACCATGGTGCGGTAACCGATGGCGCCGCAGCCTGTTCCGCCCGTCGATATGGCGGTGAAGCCTGACACCATCGTGAACGAGGCGCTCGACCCGTTCGTGTAGAGCAGCACCAGCAGATCACCCGCCGCTGCGCCTGCCGGCACGCTGATGGTCGTCGTGCTGGAGTTCGTCGAAACCCCCGCGATCGAAAAGCTCGATCCACCCCCGGCAGCCGCACCGTAAGCCATGAGCAATTGCTGAACGGCGCTCATGTCAGGCTCGACCCGCCAACGATGATCCACTCGGTGCTGGTGATCTTCAGCGCCGTCGCAACGCCATTGGCCGCAAGCGTTCGGCTGCCCGTAGTGCCGGCTCCGGCCAATCGCATGGTGTCGGTTGTGATCGCGATTGTCAGAACGCCAGCCGCGTTCTGGTTGATGAACGTGATCGCGGTGCCGACCGGAAAGGCTACCGAGGCGTTCGCCGGGATCGTCCATGTCCTAGCCGTCGTGTCAGCGCTTGGGTGCAGGATGCCGGTGTTTGCATCACCAAGCACTAGCGTATAAGCGGCCGACTGCGAACTGATCAAGAGCGCGCCGTTCGCGAGCGGCGTCCCGTCAACCTTCTGGTAGCCGATGCAGCGCCAGTTGCCAGATCCGAGCGACTCGAAGGTCGCCACGTCTCCGGCTGCGGTCGTGATGTTCGCCGAGGTCGGCAGGATTAGCGACGTTGCGTTGTAGGTCAGCGTGAGCGCGCCCGTGAAACGCACGCGGCGGATGGCGCCAGTTGCGATCGTGTCGAACGCGGTGATGGAAGTCGTGCCAGTCACGATCACGGTGTTGGCCGCAGCGGCACCGATGTTTACCGTTGCCGCCGACGCGAGGGTGACCTCGGGCGCCTCGTTGAGCGCCCCCGTGAGCGTGCCGCCTGTGAACGGAGAGCCAGACAACGCCGTGCCGCTCGCCCGCGTGTAGCCCACGCAGCGCCAGTTCCCGGAGCCTAGAGAGACGAAGTCGGCCACGTCTCCGGCTGCGGTCGTGATGTTGGCGCCAGTGGGGAGGATCAGCGAGGTGGCGTTTTGCGTGAGCGTGAGCACGCCCTGAAAGGTGAGTTCTCGCTTGGCGCCGGCCGCGATGGTGTCGAACGCGGTAATGGTCGTGGTGCCGCTGATGGTGATGGAGTTCGCCGCAGCCGCACCGATGTTGACCGTGGCCGCCGACGCGAGCGTCACGGGCGACGCCTCGTTGACCGCCGTCCCAAGGGTGCCCCCAAGAAAGGGGATCGCCAGCGCCGAGCGGTAGTCCTGCCAACTCGTGATCGTCGCCGTGCCGGTGATCACCTTGGCAATTTGGACATAGCTGGCGCCGTTGTTCCAATTCGTCGTCGTCGTCGAGACAGACACCACCCCTGTCGAGATCAACGCGACGATGTAGTTCGTCGCGCTGGCCGTGAGCGCCACCGTGCCGTCGGCTATGACATTGCCGTTGAACTGGCCGCCGTAGTAGCCCCAGGTGAGGCCCGATGTCGTCGGGTTCTTCTTGCCGAAGCATCCCGACTGCGCGACGGCGTCGAAGTTGTCGTTCACGCGAATGTCGGCGCCGTTGCCTGCTGCGATGGATTGGAATGTCATAGAGTCGCCTGAAGCGCATGGCCGCGCCCGATGGAGTCGCTGAGTTGATAGACGCACGCATAGATCGTCGAGCCCGGCGTGAGTCCGAACGAGGTTTGCTGCGCGCTAGTGATAGTGATGGTTGGGGAGCCGCAGGTAAGAGAACCCGCCACGGTCGTGAAAGCGCTGCTCGTGTAGAGATCGACTTGATACCGCTCGCTTGTCTCGCCAAGCGGGACGACGCCCATCAGCCAGTTTTGAGAGAGCCGCGTTCGGCGGTCCCATGTCAGCGTCACATCGTTCGTCGAGGAATTAACCGACTTTCGAAGATTGACCGGCGAAAATGGCCGGAGACCTTCGCTGGTGTTCGCGTAGGTTTGCGCCGTGGCGGATGCGAGGTTGCGACCCGCCGTCACCGCCTCGTAGGTCTTCACGATGCCAACATCTCCCACCGAGGAAGCCGGCCTCAACATGCCGCCGAGTTGAAGCATGACGAATCCATCGCCCACAGCATGCAGTCCGGTCACCCATTCGGTGCCACGAGCGCCTCGCACGAAACCAGAGAGCAGATACTTACCGCCTCCCAGACTTGTGGCGTTGCGGAACTGGATGATTTCCCATCGTCCGTTGACGCCAATCGCCGCAGCGTTCAACGCATTGCTGTTGAGCATGGCATCGCGCGTCACGCTGTTGAGCGTGAAACGTCCCATGTTCACCGTGACGGTGTTGGTTTCGTCCAGCGTGTTGTCACTCCACGCGCCGAGCGCCGAGAGTGCGTACCCCATCGGACACTCGTTTTGCACGCTTCCCCTGGCCACGAGGCTGGCGACATCGTTGCCAACGAAAAGCGATCCGCCTGGATAACCTGCGGCCATCCCCGCGAGCGCAACGTAGGGTCCGGCATTGTTGTCGGCATCCTGCAGGATCGAAGAATCGATGATCTGCATTTGCGTCGGTGGCGCTAGCACCGCTACCGTCTGGGCCGTGTTGCCCGCCGCCGAAGTTCCTCCAGCGATCGAAACCTGCGTGTAGATGCTCGAGTCGGCCGGCACCAACTCCCACTGCAATAACTTGCCGGTGTCCGTGACTTTGACCAGACGCCACATCTGGAACGTGCCCTGCGGATATTCGATCGTCACCCCATCGCCCGGCGACAAGTATGCGTATTTCCGAGTGACGACCGCGTTGCGCTGGTTGCGCTCGTTCCAGTTGTCGTAGAGCACCATCTGCGCCACGCTCTGGACCGTGTTAGCGTCGGTGGCGATCGGCAGATCCAGCGTCTGATCGTTGATCGAAGTGGTGAGCGTGCGGATGGCCGTTTCGGTGCCAGTCTGATAGTCGAAGGAAGGATTGAGGTAGCTGATTGCCACGCTGCGGAACAGATCGGCCTGCTGCGCGTGCGTGAGGGGCATCGGGTCGCCTGGGGTGCTCGAATCTTCAACCGCGGCCAGATCCGTGAATGGCACCGTTGCCATGGATGCGATCGCGGATCGCTTGAAGAACTTGACCGTTCCGTTCTCCTCAGTCGCATCAATCGCGAACGCGGTCATGATCGGGCGCAGGTTGTCGCGAGCGCTGGCCGGGTTCGTCACGGTATAGCCCCATACCGTGTCCGTGATGGCGCTCACGTCGATCTGTCCAGCCGAGAGCCCTGCTTTCGTGCACTGATCGGTGATGATCCCCGCCACGCTGCACGGAACTGCCAGCAGCGGTGCAAATGTGAGCGTGCTGAGACTTATGACTGTCTGCGGCGACGAGCCACCACTCGACACTCCCACCCAGGCGAACACGTTGAGCCCATCAACCGCGATCGGATACGAAAAAGGATTTGGAATTCCGCCGGACGAGCGGACCATGCCGTCGACATGGTTCAGCGTAATCGAGCCCCCCGAATAGGAGGCCGTCCACAGGTCCGCCGCGCCTGACAGCGCGCCCAAGATGTTCAGCTTATCTGCTGCGCCGTAGCAGATCATCACTTGGCGCCCTGCCATTGGAGCAACCACCGTTGCGAGCAAAGTGAGGCTCGGCATGGAGTAGACCTGCAGGTTCGCGCCATCGAACACCCATGCGTAGTTGTCTGTTGCTACGACACGTTGTTGTGCAGGAACGTCTACATAGCCGAGTTGTGAGCCGCTAGACCAACTGAAAAGCTTGATGCGTCCAGAGGTGCCCGCGAACAGCACGTTGTCTCCACGTTTGCTCCAGTTCGAATACGGGGAACCAGTGCATAAGCAATCCGTGCCGACCGCAAGTGTCCGGATGAAGGCGCCGGTCGGGCCATAGAAATCATTGTTGCCGCTGTCTATTCCGCCCGGTTGCTCGCGCATACACAGAGCATCGATGTCGCAGTCACCCGAGACGCCAGTCTGATACCAGTTCTGTCCTGCGCCGAAAGAACTCGTCTGCGCGCCATAGGTCATCCCCGCCGAATAGACCGATGTCGGGCGCACGCCGGAACTGCCGACACCAAAGAAGTAGGTTGAGCCGCCTGTATTGATCCGACTCGCGGCAACGAACTGCGAGGGCACAGTGAACGATGGGGCTGTGATGATGCTGTCGCTTGAAGCCACGCTGTTCGAGATCTCGAAGGAGAACTGCGGTACGCGGCCACCGACGCATTCGATCGCCACAAACATGACGTAGGCCATCCCGCGGTAGGCCGGAACGTTCCCGACGCCGTCGAATGACTCCATGGTGGCGTCCGGCATTTGCGATTCATCGCCGAGATAGACGGTCGCGGAATTGAAGAGGTTGGTTCCGTTGCTCGCGAGCACGAGTGCGGCGTTCAGCGAGATGCCCGTCGCCGAGTCATAGATCAGGTTTCCGTCCTTCCATACCTTGCGAATTCCGGAGATAGGTCCATAGCCAAGGGACACCGCCATATGCACGAAATAGCGGTAGGTCGTTGTGGATGACCCGCCGCCCTTGCCGGCGCTCTGCGTCGAAGGAATTTCCAGTTTTTTCGTCGACCAGATCACATTCCCGTTGACGCGGTTCGTCCCATAGATCGTCGGGATGCCCGTGCCGTAGGTGCTCGTCGTGACCTTCTGGTCGTCTAGGCGTGGGCCGAAGTTGTGCGTTTTTGGCGCCAGCGCACCGCCAATCAGCGAGCCAATGACAAAGCCAAGTTGTGGCATCCCGAAGAAGGCGCCGACGATGCCGCCGACAACGCCAACCGCAAGCTGCATGCTCATGCGGTCACCCCAGGAAAGCGAAACACGCCAATCAACGCGGCGTCATAATGTCGAAGGAACTCATCGGAGAATCGATGCTCCGTGACGCGGTGCGGGGCGAGTGAAAACGCATGGATGAGCGACAAGCCTCCGTAGAGGTAGTCGCCGAACACACCAATATGCCGATTGGTGCCGAATCGCATCACGGGGATGTCTCCGGGGCGTCCCTGAGAAACATCCACGGGAAGCAATAGCTTCCTGCATTGCCACAGCATGCTCTCATCTGTCGCCTGGCGCGCATAGTCCCGGGTGTCGAAGTCCGTAAGCCCGTGCTGTTGAGCGACCAGAAGAACCAACCCAAGGCAGTCGACGCCATTTCGGCTGCGTCCCTGATGTTCCCAGCGCGTTCCGATGAATGAGCGCGCAGTCGCAGCGACATCTGCCCCAGGAACACAAGCGGCACCCACAGGTGCTGCGGCAGTGAATTGCTCGAGCGTCATGGGAGTTGCCCGGTCATGCCACCCAACCCAAGGATGGTGTCGTTCCCTGGCACGCGCGGGAAGCCGCGGAAGTTGACGACGTTGTTGTATTTGATCTTGCAGTCGCCCAGGAACGACGCGGTTGCAGGCGGCGTGATCAGGTAGCCGTCGCCGATGCTGATGGCGTTCGTCGGCGTAGTGGTCAGCACGATCTGACCCACATAGTTGCCGAGCACCGCGAACGAGGAGCCGGAATTCAGCCCTGAGGTGAAGGTCAGCGTTCCGCCGATGTAGGTCCCGGCCGCCTCGGTGCGCGTGGTGTCGTTGATCACATTCGCCGCTGCCGTCTGCACGACGCCATACCGCACGAGGTTGACGTTCAGCAGCTTGTTGCAGCCGGGGACGATGCTGTAGGTATCGCCAACCGCCACGTTGTAGGGCATCGGCTGCTTGAGCGCGATCACGCCGGCCACGAAGCCCGCGATCTCCTCGCTCAGCCCGTTATTGAGGCCCGAGGTCCAGGTGATGATCCCGTTGTCGAAATAGGTCTGGTACTCGGTGCGCGAGGTGTCGGTGAACTTGCGGCGGCCGATCGCTGCATCCACCGCCGTGATGGTCCCGGTCACGGCCAGCGCCGACAAGTTGACCTTGCACCGCGCATCGCCCAGCGTGGCATTGCACGACGCCTGATAGAGTTTGCCGACTGGCTGTTGCAGGGACTGCATGAGGCCGCGCATCTCGGCCTTGAATGCAATTCGCCCGGCTTGGACGTTGCCGATGGTGCCGGTCGAGATGACCAGGCGCCCCATCGTGAGGTCCATGTAATTGACCTCAAAGATGACGACCTGTGCGCCATCGTAGAGACCCGCGTACAGGTCAGACTCCTGCACGAAGCCCCCCATCGGGCCGTCCATCTCGCTGTTCGTGACCGCGCCGCCGCTCTGCTGTTCGATGGCAGTCGGAACGACACCATTAGCCGCCGAGTAGACTTCGCCGGCATAGGTCACATCGGTGTCGATGTCCGTGACCTTGATGACGGTTCCATCCTTGCGCTGGATCCGCCAGCAGCGCGCAATCGTGGTGTTTGGCTGCGCGTAGTGGGCCAGGAGGGCGGGAGAAATCGCCTTCACAGCCGCAACTCCTTGAGGATCACCGCGTCGTAGCTGAGCAGGCCGCCTTCATCAAGCGAGAGCTGCAGCCAGTCGTTATCGAACCGGACAGGAACGTCGAAGGAACCGGCCCAGGTCATCGACTCGGTCGGCTGCGGGTACTTGTACCCATTACCTGCCGCCGTGATCGTCAGGCCCGTGGTGTTGACGGCCAGCGTGTAGACCGCGCCCGCGATGTTGGTGATGGCTGGAGCGGCCCCATTGAGCGCCGCCGCGTCGGCACCCGTGAGCCCAGACAGGTAGAGCGCGCCTCCGACCGCGAGGCCGGACAGCGCCGACGCGAGCGTCACCTGAGTGGTCGCGCCGACCGTGACGCCGGTCACCGCGGCCGACGAATCGGCCACGTAGGTGATGATCCCGGTCGTGGTGTCGAGCGCGTAGTTCCCCGGGGCGCTCCCTGCCGTCATCGCCGCGACGGCGCGCTGCAGGGAAACGGTGCCAACTACCGGCTTGCTGATCTTCCGCGCGGCGGTGCTGCCGCCGATGGTGTAGTTCTTGTAGAGCTGAGACGTGGGCAAGCCCGTACCTAGGCCTGAAGTCCCTTGCACGCCAGTGGAGACGGTGGCCGAGTTGTCGAACGGGTCGAGCATCCGGAAGCCGTTGGCGCGGCCCGCTGCATTCCGGTGGAATGCGATCGTCGCTTGGGCATTGGCGATCGTGCGCAGGCCGCCGCCGATGTCCCACTTGCACAGCGGATAGGTCCAAATGCTGTTTCGCATCTCGGCGCCCCCGCCAGCCATGGCGATGGCGGTCTGGAACTCGGGGCCGCCGCGCGCCCAGGCGCTGACCTCCTCGGGGAACCGAGGCGATTCGATGAATGCGGTCATTTAGCCGTTCCTCCGCATCGCGGTCTGCATGGCGAAGGAGGCCTTGCTCGCGATCTGGGCTTGCGTGCGCGTGTCGGTCGGGCCGGGCAGATGGAAGTGGTTCGTGATATTCGCGCCGCCCCCAGTCGCGCCGGGCTGGTTGTACTTCGCCGGCACGATCGCCTCGCCCTTGTGGATGACGGCAAGCATGTCGTTCGGCACGTAGTTGGTCCCGGCTGCGAAAGCCGGGATCGCTCCACTGGCGCCGCCAATCAGCGCACCGAGCCAGTTGCCTCCGCCGCCTCCGCCGCTGATGCCGCCCAGGATCTGCTCCATCAGCTTCTTGGCGGCCAGTTTCATCAGCGAGCTCTCAATCGACGAGATGAGCGACTGGAATTGCTGCTTGACCGTCTGCGTGCGGTTGCCCAGGTTCGACAGGAAGCCCTCGAACGCGCCTTCGATGGCGGATTGAGCCGCCAGGACATCCTTTTGGCTTTCGAGCACGATCTGCGAGTCGATGCGCGCCATCTCCTCTGCATGTTTGCGATGCAGTTGCTCGATGTCGTCATGGATCTGCTGCCACTTGACCGGATCGCCGTCGATCAGCGCGTAGCGGTCCTGTTGCGCCTGCAGGTCGATCTGATACTGGCGTTGCTGGAACGACTTCTCTTCCTGGAGCGCCTGCGCGTCGGTGGTCTGGCGAAGCGCGTGCCGTTGCTGCGAAGCGATGCGGTCCATGTCGATAGCGGATGTTCCCGCCTGCTGCGTGCTGAGGCGCTTGATCTCCGCAAGGCGTCTTTGACGATCGTCCTCTGCGTCCTTCTCGTCCCTTGCGTTCTTGGCCTCAGCATCGCCAAGCTTCGCCGTCAGGACGGTCAACTCCGCGGTCATGCGGATCTCTTGCGCCTTCAGGGCAAGTTTGTCCTGCGGCTTCGTGGCGCGCGCCTCAAGGGCCTGCGTCTCGCGGATCTCTTCTTCCTTGATCTGGATCGACGCGTTCAGCGCGGCCTTCTCCGTCGCGAGCTTGTCCGCGTAGTACTCCTGAATGGAGATCTTGTTGTGCTTGTAGGCGTACTCGTAGAGCTCAGCCGCTTCAGCGAGGTACTCCTTCTGGATGGCAAGCTGCCCTTCCAGTTGCGCCTTGATGATGGCGAATTGAGCCTTCAGGAGGTCGCTGTTCGCGCCGGGCTTGTTGTTGGGGTCGACATAGCTGCGCGTGCCCTTCTTCGCCGAGCTCTCCGCTGCCGCCGTAGGCTCCTTGAGCGGTCCACCCATGAGGACGCGCTGCATCGTCTCTGCCGTCTCGATGGACTTGTCGACGATGCGTTTCTGAGACTCGGCGATGATCTTCTCGACCTCTCCCGTGCCCGAGCTCCATGCGGCCTTGATGCCGGCCCAGTCCAGATGGAACGCGGCATAGGCGATCTCGCCCCAGCGCTTGATGTCCGAGATCAACACCAGGACGGCGGCACGGATCATTTCGAAGGCGATCACGATCCCATTTTTCAGGGCAAGCGCCGCGACCTCGATGACGATCATCGCGTTCTTCCAGATCTGCATCGCGCTCGGGATGTCGGTGCCGGCCACATCCGTGACAAGCGACCCGATGGCCGAGAAGATGTCCTTGATGTCGCCCCAGAGCTCTTTCGCGACATCGATCACGATGAAGCACACGTCGGCGAAGGCATTCATCGCAGTGCGCATGAGCCCGACAGCAGTCGGGCCGATCTCCTCGAACCAGCCGGCCATTTCCGTGAGCACCGGCATGACAGCTTGGCCGATGGCGACTTGCAGAGCCTCGAGGATGAGCTTGACCTCTTCCATGCCCTCCTTGTAGGCCTTGGTCTTGGCGGCTTGCTCGGGGCCGATCACAAGGCCCAGGCGCTCGGCCTTCTCTGCAGCCTCTTCCATGACCTTGCTATTCAATTTGAGCAGCGCGGTGACTTCCGCAGCGCCCTTGCCGAAAAGCTGCTGGCCGGCGAGATTGCGGTCGGTGCCTTCCTTGTAGGACGCCAGCGCCGTGAGCGCGTTGGTCATGATGGTCTTGCCATCGAGCAATTCACCATTGGCGCCGCGCGTCTTGACGCCCATGTCGTTGACGGCTTCCTCGTTCGTGCGGATTTGCCGGGTCAACTTGGCGTTGGCGTCAGCGTAGGAATCCGCGCTCGAGCCGATCGACTTCAGGGCCACATTCAATGTCGAGGCATCCTGCATGCTGATGCCCATCGACTTCGCGAGCTTGAGCGTCTCGCCCGTCAATGCCTTGGCCTCGCTGATGCCTTCCTTGAACAGTTTCCCGCCGGCCAGCACCGCCGCGAACGCGACGAAATGCTCGTTGACCATCTTGAAAACGTCGCTCAGGGAGCCGAGCGACTCCTTCATCTGGGCGACGCCTTCCTTGACAGCAGCGCTCGCCTGCTGCATCCCCTCCTTCGCCGCAGAGGATTCAGCGCTGATCTTTACGTTGATGTCGGTGTCGTCACTCACGGCGATCCCTTTTGCGGCACGGAGGCGAAGAATTCAGCAAGGTCGGGCTGCTTTTGAGGCCCCTTGACCTTGGGCTCGAAGCCCATGAAGGAGGCGACGAGGACGTGTGTGGGCGGGTGGGATTCCCAGTGCTCCGACATCGCGTAGAGCAATGGCAGATCCCACTCGTCGCGGACTACGCTTGGGGTGTGTCCGGTGTTGGCGATGATTCGGGCGAAGACGGCGCCCCACTCGATGGGGCCTGCGGGTTTCCCGGGTCTGCCGCCTTCAGGCCCATGCCGGAAGCGTTCATCACCGCGTTCATCACCTGGCCGAAGTTCGCCACGTCGACCATGTCGGCGACGACCTCGCGCGTGATGTCCGGATAGTTCCGGCGCAGCGCGGCGTGAAGGCAATCGATGACGGTCGCCACCGATTCCTTGTTCATCGAGCCGTCGAAGGCCTCGATACGCGACTGGAGCACCTCGAGCGCGCCGAGCGAGAGCGGAGGGACGACGTAGTCCATGCCCCCGAGGTTGAGCGTGACGCCATTGATCTTCGGCATGCGCTTACTCCGACAGCGAGTACTCGAGGACCTGGCCCGCCGCATTCTGGAAGCCGTCGAAATCGAGTTCCGGGACCATGAAGTCGTCGAGCTTGGTCTGGAAGCTCAGCTTGCTCGCGATGGCGTTGAACATCGTGATCTGCAGCGACTTGCCCTGATACGGAATGTAGATGTCCGCCTGGAACACTGGCGCATATCCCATCGGCACGTTCAGCACGGTGCTCTTGGTGGCCGTGGTGCTGGCCGCCGTGTACTGATAGCTGATGAAGACCGTCAGGCCGGTGTCTGCGGCGGCGAAGGTGTACACGCCCGCTGCGACGCTGTATTGACCCGTGGCCGGCGCCGATGCGACGCGCGTCATCGGGCGCCCCGTGGCGCTGCGCACGCCCAAGTCCGCGCTCCAGGTGCCAGAGCTCGGAACGGTCGGCGTGATCTGGTACGGGGTCGCCGGAATCGCGGCGCCCGTCACGTCGTACACGTCCGAGACAATGCCGTTGCTCAGGGTCTGACCGAAGAAGAGCGAATTGAACGAAGCGCCGTTGACTTGGGCGAACTTCGCCTTGCCAGAAACCTTGCCCTTGCCGCGGCCGACAGCCACCGGGAATTGGTTCTGGCCGTACAGCATCTTGGTATCGAAGGACGTGTCGAGGCTGATTTCCTGCGATACCGCGAGTTGGACAGGGGTCGGGTTGGCGATCGCATTCCCGTAGGCATCCTGCAGGGGAGTGCCCCAGATGACGCCGGCGCCGAAAACGTATTGAGACATTTGACTTCTCCAAAAAAAAGACCGCCCGAAGGCGGCCAGATGGCAAGGGTGGTGGGTTGGTTAGGTGGCGAGGATTCGGATCGGGACGATGGCGACGGACTGACCACCGAGGACGCCCTCGTCGGTCTGGATGCCGCCTTCAATCCAGCAGTTGGAGACCAGGCCGCCGAGCGTCTGCACGTTCTCGACGGGATTCGGAGGCGCCAGTGCGGCGGTGAGCGCGTCGAGCAGCGGGTTCATGATCGAACCCGGCGACACGTTCACGTCGGCCGAGTTGGCGTAGATGTAGACATCGACCTCGAGCGTCCATTTCGTGGGCATGCCGCGGGGCTGCGGCTGGGCGGTCTCGCCCTTCTGGATCATGTACATGGCCGGCTGCTGGGACGACGGGACATCGTTCCAGTGCACCAGGCGACGGCTGACCGTCACGATGCCGGCCACGCCCAGGGCGGAGCTCAGCTTCGCGAAGAGCGCGGCATAGATCGGCTCGCGCGTCATGGCTTCACCGCCTCACCGATCGCTGCCTTGAGCTTTTCCTTGATCTCGGGCCGCATGTCGTTCAGCGCCGAGCGCAGGAAGGACTTCTCGGGGATGTTCATGTTGCGGCTGTGCGAGTTCACTTGAATCTGGTGCGGATCCTTCACCGGCTTGCCGAAGGCCTTGGTCATCATCCGAAGGTGCGCCTTGACGGTGACGGTGCCCTGAAACCCCATCTCGTGCGCTCGCGCATACTCGACGTTGGTTCCGACGATGCCCGACACGCTCGTGGTGCCGAGGCCCTGCATGCGCTGGGTGATCGACCGCCGAAGCCGCCCCGTCCGAACGTTGAGCACCTGGCCCGACAGCTTGTCGCGCTGCACATTCGCCATCAGCGTGAGCACGAGCCGCTGAATCGTGGTCTCGATCTTGGTCTGGATCTTTGGGCCGACCGCGTCCAAGCGCGCGACGAGGCTCTCGCCGCCGATGATTTCGCCCTTGATCACAGCGGCACGACCTTCTTGTAGTTGTTCAGGATCGTCTTGATGCTGTCGCTCATGTCCTTCTGGGTGAAGGACACGGTTTCCCCGCCGATCGCCTTGCTGACCTGGCCGATGCGGTCGCGCTCGCGGTAGCGCAGGCCGATGAGCTCAATGCAGGCTTCCTCGATCTCGGGAGGTGTGGTCGCATACCCCGCGGTATAGGAGATGACGATGTTCTGCGTGCCGCGGTTGAACCAGTAGTTGCGCAGGATGACCATCTTCCCGGTCTCGTCCAGCAACCACCCATTGACCGTGACGCCCGTGCTCGCCGGAATGACGGTGCCGTCAACCGTGACGCTCGCGACCGCAGTCACGGGGTAGTTCCGCAGCATCAGGCGGTCTTTTCCGTTGCCGTCGAACGTGTCGGTATAGCCCGCAGAGGCGAACGTGCGATTCAGCCACGACTGGATATACCCGCTGGCAGCCGTGAGCAGGCGCGCGAGGAGCGTGTCATCGGTGGTTGTGGTGACCCCGAGCCATTGCTTGACGTTCGTCAGCGTGGAGAGATCGCCTGCGGCCATTATTCAGCCTCGTGATCTGCGGCCGACTCTCGCGCGACGTATGGCATGAAGCCGAGCGGGGCGAGCATCGAGTAATCGCCCCCGTCCGGCACTTCGATGCAGCCGTCCGCATCCATGGCGAAGTACTGGCCGCCCACGGATAGACCCGGGCGAAACTCTTCCGGCGCCTTAAGCCGCATCGCCGTCTGCCTTGTCGCCAACCGGCGTGAAGCCGTGCGGGACCAATTCAGCAACGGCCTCGTCCGGCACGTCGACGATGCCGCGCTTGTCGCATTCGTACTCGGTGCCGTTGAAACTGCAGCCGCTCGCGCCCTTGGGTGCTTTCATCTTCATGATGTGATTCCTTGAAAAAAGGGCGCGCCAGTGACGGCGCGCCCTCAACGGCCCGAAGGCCGACCCAGGAGAGACCCGAAAGGATCAGCCGTTCGCGATGTTGTTGATCACACCCATCGCGAACGGAGCGAAGTGCTGCAGCACGCCGTCTGCATAGACGCCGTACTCGTACTTGCGCGTGCGCAGCGGCCATTCCAGCTGGTAGTAGTCCTGACGCATCAACATCTGGACCACGTTGCCGACGTTCGACATCGGGTACGGCAGGCCGTAGCTGTTGAAGAACACGGTGCCGGCCGGCAGGTTCGGGTGCACGATGATCGGCACTTCCTTGCCCATGACCTTGTTCCAGTAGCTGCCGATCACCACGCCAGCAGCAATCCCGCGCGTGGCGGTGTTGATGTCGGCGTTGATCTTCAGCAGCGGTGCGCCGCCGTTGGAGATGATCTTCTTGGTGATGTTCACCAGCTCCTGACTCGACACGAGGATTTCGTCGGGCGAGAGGCGGTACTTGTCGTAGAACGCGCGGAAGGCGTTCTCGAATTCCACGATGCCGCCAGCGCCGTCGCTGGTCAGCGGGGTGCCGGTGCCAACGGTGCCGGTGGGCTGCGTCAGGATGTACGCATTGCTGCCCGTCTTGAAGGCCTGGGTGAGAAGGCCGTCGAAGTCGAGCGCACTGGTCGAGCTGTCCTGCGAAGGCAGCGACGCGGCGGTCTGCGTGCCGGTGGCGGCAGCAGTGATCGCGATGCTGTTGATGGACGTGATCGCACCCAGCACTTCCGCGCCGGCCGTGCCCCAATACCAAGCGTAGCCAACGGCGCCGTTGACAGGCGTGACGCTGGCATTGACGGTGCTCGCGCCGCCAGTGGTTGCCTGCGTCGCTGAGGCCGACTTCTGGGCCGAGCCACCGCCGAACGTGTCAGTGGACGCGTCGGTGTTGGTCTTGGTGATCTGGGCGGGAACCACAGCCGAAGCGATCGCCAGCGACTGGCCCGTCGCGCCGTTGTTGACGCCGACCACGTCGAGGTAGGCCTGCAGCCCGAGGGCCACGCAGATGACCGACCACGTTTGCGCGGCCAGGCCGCCCGCGGCGTTGTTGGCGCTCAGCGTTGGGGTCGGGGTGGTGCCCATCGCAACGCTGGTGTTGCCGCCCAGGATCAGGCGCTCTTCCTGCACCATCGTGGCTTCGAGAAGTTGCTGAACGGCCAGGGCCTTCAGGTCGTCGAAGTTCTTGGCCGCATACTGGCCTTCGAACGTGACGTAGTTTTCCAAGCCGAAGCCGCGGAAGGCCGCGAAGTATTCCGACATCGCATAGTTGATCGCCGAGCCGCGATTGCCCTGCGACACGCCGGCACGGGTGTTGCCCACGTTGACGTTGGTGATCGCCTTCCAGTTCGCCTGGATGGCGAAACCACCACCGACGCGCGGAATCTTGTTGCGCAGCGGGGTCAGGACGGGATATAGCTTCTTGGCCGGAGTTTCGAGGTTGTATGCCTGCAGGCCCGTGGTGGACGTGCTCGGCTGGTTGAAGTACTTGACGATGTCGTCCGGCATTGCGGTGGCTTGCGCCGTCTTCATCAATGCGAGGGTTTCGTCGGTGGTGTTTGCGCCCATGTCGTTCTCCAAAAAGAAAGGGCCCCACATGGGCGCCCGAGAGGGGTTAAGGTTGAAAGGGTTGGGTTATTGACGATGCCCGCCAGAGCGGTGGGCGGCTTTGATCAGGGTTGCGACTTCGTTGGCTTCGCCCCTGGAGTCGACGACGGGGGCGACCTCCTGGGCTTTCTGCGTTTCGGTCGAGATGTCATCGCCCTTGCCGAACGCCTTGAGGAGTGCCTTGCCGGGCAGCGGCTTCGCTTCCAGTTCCTTGACGCGGGCTTGCGACTTGGCGAGTTCGTCGGTCAGGGTGACCTTCTCGGCCTTGAGGGTGTCGAGCTCGCCGGCCATCTTGGTCAGGCTGGCCGATGCGGCGCTCGCGACATCGTCGCCGCCTCCGTCATCGTCTTCCTTGTCGTCATAGCCGAGGCCGGCCATCTTGTCGCAGCAGGCAAGCATGCCCTTATGGATGTCGGCCAGTGCTTCTTTCGACTTCGCGGAGAAGCGCGCGCCAGCCTTGACGATGTCGCCGCCCTTGGCAGCCAGTTGGACCATCTCCACGTCGCCGGCTGCGGCCTTGAGGCCCGAGATCAGTTCGTCGGCCTCTTCGGCGGCCATGTCCTTGAAGATCTGGATGCCCTGGGCCAGCCAGGCGCGCAGAGCAGCAGGCACCGGGCTCGCATCGCCCTCGTAGTCCGCCTCGGACTGGGCCGAGCCGCAGATCCAGCCGAGCGACTGGAGCGCGCTCGCGAAGTCCTGCACGTCCCGGAGGCCCTTTTCGACGATCTCAGCCTTCGGCTCCTTGGCCGCCTTGATCAGCGCGAGAACCTCAGCAGGGGTCACGGTGCCCTTGTCCAGCATCTCGGCGAGCTCGCCCACCTCGTCTTCGGCCGACTTCTCGGCCTTGAACATGGTGAGGATCGCCTCAGGATTGGCGGGACGGTCGACCAGCGAGACTTCGACCAGGTTCAGGCCGGTGATGACGCTCTTGTTCGTCGAGTCGCGCGAAGTGACCTTGCCGCCGATGCTGAAGCCCTTGTAGACGCCGGTCGTGACCTTCTTGCAGGCGATCGGGTCGACCACATGGGCGGCAAAGGCGGTGCGGCCGTCGTCTTCGACGTTCGCCTCGATCGCGGTGCCAGCGGCGAGGGGCTGGTGCATCTCGCGCACGGCGCCGAACTTCATGTAGTCCGGGAGTGCTGCTTTCATCGCGTCGGGCGTGATGGTTTCGCCATCGGAATCGACCGCGCCGCTGGAGGCGTAGCCGAACACCTTCAGCGTGCCGTCATCCTGCGCCTCGACCTTCGAGAT